CAGTTGGCCCCGCTGGCGCGGACGGCATCCAAGGCCCCGCCGGTCCCCAGGGTGCGGGCTTGATCCCCGATGGCTACGGCAACCTGACCGACGCGCTTGTGGCGTCCACCGAGGTTGCGGGCGTGCCGTTTGTCTACGTCGTAAATCCCGATGGCGACTTGCGCGCGGACCTCAATGCTCCGGCGGCACTGGCTGGCGATCAGTCGCTCATCCTGATCGGGTGGACGTCCGGTAATGGGTGGCAGGGCTACGGTCAGTTTACCGGCGTGCAGGGGCCGACTGGTCCGGCGGGGGCGCAGGGTCCGACCGGGTCGCAGGGTCCGCAGGGAGTGGCGGGCGCTGATGGTCCACAGGGTGCCCAGGGCCCGGCCGGGGCTGACGGGGCTGCGGGGGCGGATGGCGCGCAAGGTCTGGCCGGACTCGATGGCGGTGATGGCTGGTCGCCCGCCCTGGTCGTCGAGGTTGACGGCGAGCGGCGCGTGCTGCGCGTTACCGGCTGGACCGGCGGCACCGGGACCGAGCCTGATGTGGGCTACGTCGGCGCGACCGGGCTGGTGACGACGGCAGCCGAGGCTGTGGATGTGCGGGGGGCGGCTGGAAATTTGCTTGTGGAGGGGGCGTCCCCGTTGGTGCACGCCAGAGAGGAGCAGCCGAGCGGCACCCCAGGCGGATCACTGACCTCAGGCGCTTGGAGGACGCGAGCCCTCAACACCCTAAAAACTGCCGAAATACCGGGGGCCTCCCTCTCCGCTGGACGACTCACCCTACCTATCGGACAGTACGAGGTGTGGGCGTGGGCACATGGTCACGCCGTGACCCAGCACAAGGCCCGGCTCTATAATATCACCGAAAGCTCTAGTCTTTTGGTAGGTCAAAGCTCATATGTCGCGGCCTCTACAGGTGGGGCTGTTCTCGTTGCCGGAAAAATACAACTAATGGCAGAGTCGCAGATAGAGCTACAGCACCGTTGCGTGACGACGAAGGCAACAGACGGTCTTGGGGTATCCACCAGCTTTGGCGAGGTCGAAGTATACTCTGAATTAATAATCAAGAAGGTGGGATAGGAAATGGATATTGAGCTTTCTATTAATCTCATTGTTCCGGAAGCCCTGTACTCCGGGCTACCATTGGACCCTGACAGCTACGCCTCTCTGGACTGGCAGGATGCCCGGCCCAAACCCCCGTGGTCGGCTCTCGAATTGGCTTACGGCGCGTGGCTCATAAGTAATGCTGCCCATGTTATCCGTAAGGACCGCGACCGCCTGCTGACGGCCTGCGACTGGACGCAGATGCCGGACTCTCCACTGGCTGCCGAGCAGCGCGCGGCGTGGACGACGTACCGCCAGGGCCTGCGCGACGTGCCGGCGCAGGCGGGGTTCCCGGCGGCTGTCGAGTGGCCGGTGCCGCCGGCTTGACCGCGCGCCAGCACGACGACCCCCGCCCCGCCAGAGTGCGGGGTTTTTTGATGCCCGCACCACGGAGACGCCGCACATGGCACCACATCGCATTGAAACCGGCGCCTCCATTGTGGAGCGCGTGCAATTTGTCGCGTCGAAAGCGCCAACCGGGGCCGCTGTCTCTGCCGGGGGCGTGACTGCCCCGGCGTGGATGGATGGCATCGCTCAGTACAACGGCCTGCTCTCCACAATCTCCGTCAGCATCGGCATCTTGGTCGGGCTGACGGTGCTGGTCGTGCAGATCATGACGATCCGCGACAAGGTGCGCGCCCGGCGGGAGGATGCGCAATGAGCCCCCTCCGCACCACGCTCGCCGTGCTCACCCTGTCTGCTGCTGGTCTGGCCGGCATCGTCGGATGGGAAGGCTACAGCGGCACCGCCTACCGCGACGTTGCGGGCGTGCCGACCATCGGCTACGGCACCACCGAGGGCGTCAAGATGGGCGACACGATCACCAAGCCGGAAGCTATGGCGCGCGCAAAGACGGATGTGCAGGCGTTCGAGGGGGCGCTTAGGCGGTGTGTCAAGGTCCCGCTGCACCAACATGAGTACGACGCACTCGTTTCGATTTCGTACAATATAGGGCCGGGGGCATTCTGCCGGTCCACGCTGGTTCGCAAGCTGAACGCGGGCGACTATGTCGGGGCCTGCGCGGAAATCCTGCGTTGGAACCGGGCTGGTGGCCGTGTGGTGCAGGGGCTGGTGAATCGGCGGAAGGCCGAGTACCGGCTGTGCATTGGATCCGCGCCATGATCGGCCGCGCCACCCCCCCGTGGGTCTATGCCGTGGTGGTGGTCGCCGTCCTCGCTGCAACGTTCGCAGTCGGCTGGACCGTCAACGGTTGGCGGTGGGAGGCCCGCCACGCCACAGCCGAACGCACCCACGCCGACGCGCTGGCAGCCTCGCAGGCCGAGGCCATGCGCCTTGCTGCCCACCTCAACCGCCGGGTGGCCGGCATCGAACCAAAGACCTCATGGAGGCCCGCCGTGAAACGGATGCTCTGCGCGCTGATCTTGATGCCGGCCGTCGCCGCCTGCGCCTCGCTGCAACCTGCCCCGCTCCTGTGCCCACCGCCCCCGGCGCCGCCGGCCTGGGTAATGGAGGCGCCCCCGAACTTACCGCCGATGCTCGGGCGGCTTATCTCGACCTCCGAGCCGGGATCGACACCGTGACGGCGCAGTTGCTGGCGTGCCAGGACTATGCGCGGGCGGTGGGGGAGTAGGGCTTTTTATGGTTTTCCAAAACCCCCGTAAGCCATTGATCTGTGACATCTAGAACGGGTCAGTTTTCCAAATAAGACGCTGATATTGCAGGCTGAACCGCAGCATCATAATCCGCGTGTCGGGAGTTCGAGTCTCTCCTCCGCTACCAATTAAAACAAGGGGTTATGACCAGACAGGTCATAACCCCTTAGTTTGTTTTGCAGCTTTTTCCGGGATGTTTTGCAAACCTTGGCCACGTTCCGTTCGTGCGTGTGCCAAATCGAGCTTAGCCACGGCAGCCGTCGCACGGGCTTTTTGGTCGGCTTGTTCGGTGTAGCGAGCAGCCATGGCTTCAGTGGCGTGGCCGGTCACTGCCATGATGTCGCGGGTATCGCAGCCGGCATCGGCCAAGGCTGTCGCCGCTGTGTGACGGAGGCCGTGGAAAGTGAGGCCATCTTCTATCAGGCCCTGAGCCTTCAGGCGGCGCAGCAGCGCAAAGAAGCTGGCACGGAAGCCGCTCTCCGTGTACGGACCCTTCCGCCCTACGACTATCTGGACGCCCGAACGCTCCGTGGCACTCAGAACTTCTTGCAAACGCTTTGGTGCGGGCAGCCACAGGGGCTCACCGGTCTTGCGTGTTCGGCCCTCAATCGCATTTCCGTCATAGGCGTTCCAGGTCAGCGTGATGGCGTCACCCTCGCGCAGCGCTGCGAAGGCGCCCAGTGCGATGGCAGCGCGTAGCGGGCCGCTGGCGTGGGCCAGAACCGTTTCGAGTTCCACCGGCTTCCATGGCCGGTTTGCCACTGGCGCGTCTCGAGGTTTGCGAATCCGCCCGACTCCATCGGCGGGATTTTGGCCGATGAAGCCGCGTGGCTTTCCCCAACTGCACAGGATAGACAGCACGTCACGCACGTAGTTTGCAAAGCGGCGCTTGCGTTTATCGAAAGCCTTGTCCCTTAGAGCAATGACCAAGCGGGAATCCAACGAGGTCAGTGCCACGTCGTCTACCTTCGCCAACCAGTTCATGACGCCGTGGTAGTCCGTCTTGGTCCGGTCTGCGAGGCGCTGAAACTCGGGCGACCCTTTGTAAGCGTGCATCAGGCCGCCGAGGGTGCCACGCAGAGGCGCCGTGTTGAGGCCTGCTGCCTTGCTCTCCTCCGCCTTCCAGGCCTCGTGGAACTCGGCAGATGCCGGGTCACCGGGTAGGCGCGTTCCGGTCTTCCGGTGGTAAAAGTATAGGCGCCTGCGGCTGCGGACCTTGTTGATGTTTTTCAGGCGCACGACGACCATCAAGCCAGTCGGGGAGCTTGCAGAGTTTTGCGAGAGGAATACTCATTGAGCAAGCCGGCTCGCAGGAACGCTCACAGGGCTTTCAGATGGCGTGGAATAGGCAATCTCGCCCCGGGAGGCCCATGGCGCAGTCGATCGTGTCCCTTGGATTGGTGTAACAGCGCCGTCGCCGTTTGATCTCCGGCAGGCTTGGCCGGGTTGATCAGACTGCCGCGACGGGCGGCAGGCTGG